TTGGACCGAGCGGGCCTGCGCCCGTTCTCGCTGGAGCCGGACAAGATCGAGGTGACTGGTGACGGGATCGGCGCTTTCGAGAAGCTCTCTGCTCTCGTCGCTCGCCGCCTTGCCGGCGACGGACCGCGCGCAGCTCTTGGCGCAGCTGACACCACGCCAGGCTGAAGAGCTCGTCCACGACTGGCGCGTCTGGGCGCGACCCGCGCAGCTGCTGCCGGAGGGCGACTGGGACACGTGGCTCATCCTGAGCGGCCGCGGATGGGGCAAGACGCGCACCGGCGCGGAGGCTGGACGCTGGTGGGCGAAGATGCCGATCGTCCCGCGCATCGCGTTGGTGGGCCGCACCGCAGCCGACGTGCGCGACGTCATCGTCGAGGGCGAGAGCGGTATTCTGGCGATCGCGCCGAAGTGGGAGCGGCCGCTCTACGAGCCGAGCAAGCGACGCCTGACCTGGCCGAATGGTGCGATCGCGACGACGTACTCCGCTGACGAGCCGGATCTACTCCGCGGTCCACAGCACCACTTCGCGCTCTGCGACGAGCTCGCGAGTTGGCGCTACCTCGAGGAGACGTGGAGCAATTTGATCTTTGGCCTGCGCCTCGGCGCGAACCCGCGCAAGGTCATCACGACGACTCCGCGGCCGCTCGCGATCTTGAAGCGATTGCTCAAAGATCCGCGATGCCGCGTCACACGCGGCAGCACCTACGACAACGCGGCGAACCTCGCATCGACAGCGCTCGCCGAGTTCCGCGCGAAGTACGAGGGCACGCGTCTCGGCCGGCAGGAGCTCGGCGGCGAGGTGCTTGACGACGTGCCGGGTGCGCTCTGGCAGCGAGATGCGATCGACGCGCTCCGCGTGCGCGAAGCACCTGCGCTCTCGCGCGTCGTGGTCGCGATCGATCCCGCGGTCACGAGCGGCGAGGACGCGGACGAGACCGGCATCGTGGTGGCCGCGCGCGGCGAGGATGGCGCGTTCTACGTGCTCGCCGATCGCACCTGCCGCATGTCGCCCGACGGCTGGGCGCGGCGCGCGGTGATCGCGCTCGACGAGTTCGCGGCCGATCGCATCGTCGCCGAGGTGAACAACGGCGGCGAGATGGTCGAGCACACGCTGCGAACGGTGCGCTCGAGCGCGCCCTACAAGGCCGTGCACGCGAGCCGCGGCAAGCGCGTGCGCGCGGAGCCCATCGCCGCGCTCTACGAGCAGGGCAAGGTGCACCACGTCGGCGCGCTGCCCGAGCTCGAGGACCAGATGTGTTCGTTCCTGCCCGAGGGCAATGAGAAGTCGCCCGACCGCGTCGATGCGCTCGTCTGGGCGCTCACCGAGCTGAGCGACGGCGCAGGTCTCGGCATCCTCGAGTTCTACCGGGCGCAGGCGGAGGCCAAGGCGGCAAAGTAGCCGCGGCGGAATCTGTGGCCACCGGCCCGTAGCTTCATCCTCGCGCAGTTCTCACTCGCGAGGGCGAAGACCATGTCCGCAACCATCACGATGCTTGCACCCAACTCCGCCGGCGGCACGTACGTCGCCGCGGATGGAACGGTCTTCACGCCCGCGTCCGATGGCACCGTGCAGGTCCCTCAGGGCTACTTCTCGCAGCTGCAGGCGATGGGCTTCTCCGTCGTCAACGACGTCGGCATTGACCCGACCAGCGGCCGCCCCACGCTCAACCTGCTGCCCGGACAGCCGTGGTTCGACTCCACGCTCGGCATCCCGATCTGGCGCAACGCCTCGAACACCGGCTGGATCAACGCCTCCGGAACCTCGGTCTAGCTCATGGCCGAGCGCCGCGGCACGCCCATCGACCCCGGCCTCATTGCGCGCGCCTCGCGCGCGGTGAGCGCCGCTGTCGGCGGCATGATCCGCGGCGCCTCGGAGGCCTGGTTCGGGCCGGCGCAGCCGATGGCGCCTGGCGCGCCGGATGACGTGCGCGGCCGCGCGTTCGATTACGCCGTCGGCTACAACCTCAACGGCTCCCAGCCGCGCAGCGAGCAGGGCAGCGATCAGATCACCTTCCACCAGCTGCGCGATCTTGCCGAGCCCACGCGCGGCGGCCTCGACATCCTTCGCCTCGTCATCGAGACGCGCAAGGACCAGATGGAGGCGCAGGACTGGGACATCAAGGGCGTCGACGGCTCTGACGGCGGCGCGCGCGCGAAGGAGATCAAGGCGGCGCTGCGCAAGCCAGACGGCATCCACACCTGGTCGCAGTGGATGCGCATGATCCTCGAGGATCTGCTCGTCATCGACGCGCCCACCGTCTACCTTTCGCCCAGCGCGCTCGGCCACCTCGTGCCCGAGGTCATCGACGGCGCGACCATCAAGCCGCTGATCCGCCCCGACGGCCGGCAGCCGATCGATCCCGATCCGGCCTACCAGCAGGTGCTCAAGGGCATCCCTGCCGTCGACTACCGCGCGGCAGAGCTCGTCTACATGCCGCGCAACGTGCGCAGCCACCGCATCTACGGAATGAGCCCCGTTGAGCAGGTGGTGACGATGATCAACATCGGCATCCGCCGCGAGCTCTTCCAGCTCGAGTACTACACGGCCGGCAGTGTGCCCGACGTGCTCCTCGGTGCGCCGTCGACCTGGTCGCAGAAGCAGCTCGCGGACTTCCAGAACTACTGGGACTCGCTGCTGAGCGGCAACACCGCAGAGCGGCGCCGCGCACGGTTCGTCCCCGGCGATGTGAAGCCGTACGAACTGAAGTCTGGCGTGCTCAAGGACGAGTACGACGAGTGGATCGCGCGCATCGTCTGCTTCTGCTTCTCGATCTCGCCGCAGGCCTTCACGAAGCAGATGAACCGCGCCACCGCGGAGACCGCGAAGCAGGCAGCCGCCGAAGAGGGCCTCGAGCCTCTGAAGCGCTGGTTCCGCGACTTCATGAACGAGGTGATCTCGCGCGCGTTTGGAGCGGACGATCTCACGCTCGTCTGGATCGACGAGGAGATCGCCGATCCAGAGGCGAAGGCGACCGTGATGTCGACTGCGCTCGGCGCCGGTGGCGGCAAGCCCTGGCTCACCGTCGACGAGGTGCGCGCCAAGTACGGCGAGCAGCCCATGACCCCCGAGCAGCGCGACGAACTGTTCCCGCCGCCTCCGCCCGCACTCGAGCAGGGCGACGGCACCGGCGACGGACAGCCCGATGGCAGCGGTCCACCCGAGCCGCCCGCGACGAAGGTCGCCAAAGCGGCTCGGAGGTCGCTTCGACCGCGACCGCCCGCTGGTCTCTGACGCGCGCGAGCGCATTCGCGCGGCCTGCACCTCGTTCTTCGCCGCGGCGGCGCGCTCGGTCTCGCTTCGCGCGCGCGGTGGCGCGCACAAGTCTGCAACCCCCCTTCTCGCCGAACAGCAAGAGGGGGACCTTGCCAAGGCAGGCGCCGACGACAAGGACCGCGACCACACGCCCGCAGCGGACATCGACTACGAGCCGCTGCGCGCGGAGCTCGAGCCGCAGCTGCAGCGCATCGCGCAGGATGCCGCGCGCCTGGGCCTCGAGCAGGTCGATGCCGATCTGGCCGCGCTTCTCGACCAGGCCAACGAGCAGGCGATCGCCTGGGCGCACGACCACTCCGCAGAGCTGGTGAAGGGCCTCGACGCGACCACGCGCGATCTCGTGCGCACGCTCACGCAGGAGGCGCTCGAGGAGGGCTGGAGCAACGACACGCTCGCGGACGAGCTCGAGGGCAGCGAGGCCTTCAGTGAGGCGCGCAGCGAGCGCATCGCGCGCACCGAGACCGCGTTCGCGGACGTGCAGGGCAATCTGATCGGATGGGACGAGAGCGGCGTCGTCGAGGGCAAAGAGTGGCTCACCGCGCCGGACTGCTGCGATGAGTGCCAGGCGCTGCACGGCGAGATCGTGCCGCTCGACGAGGACTTCAGCGACGGCAGCGACGGACCGCCCGCGCATCCGATGTGCCGATGCGACGTGCTGCCGGTGTTGCGCGAGGACGCCGAGAAGCTCGCGAAGTACCCGGGCCAACCACGCAACGCGCTCGGTCAGTTCGATAGCAACGGCGGTGGTGGTGGAGGAGGGGGCGGAGACGAAGGGCCACACGCACCGAAGGAAGAGAGAAGCCCTTCGCCGCCTTGGCCCACGGACAGAAAGAAGAGAGCGCCAGGCAAGATCATTGGAACGCCTGACCATACGGTCTCAGACGAAGAGAAAGAACTCGTCGAGAGATTAGTCGGAGAAGGCAGAAATTTTCAGTGGGCAAAGCAGGCAGATCAGGCCCCCGATACGCGCATGCCGGAGGGCTGGCTTAGCAGCGAAGAGCCTCCGCCTCGAACGGTAGCGAACTCAATCGAAATCAAGCACCTAGCCGAGAACAGCAAGGATGCAGTTCGTGCATGCCGGAGAACCATCTCTGAGTCACTAGAGGAGCATGGTCAATCTCCGAACATCATCATCGATGGAACCAGGCGCGGGCTCACAGAGGCAGACGCGGATGCTGTTGCCAGCTATTTCCGGGGCAAACGACACCATCCGGAGAAGGAAGGTCCGTTGTGGCATTTGCGGTTCATCAACGATAATATCGACCTCGACAAGACGGTCTCGCTCTAGGAGGGCTTGTGTCGCAAAGCATCGGCATCTTCTTTGGTGGGAAGTCGGCAACCCTGTCGGACATCGCGCAGGACATTGAAGCTGTTGCTGGCGTCAAGCGCCTCGAAAGGGACGCTACGAGAGCCTGCGGGTTCAAGCTTGACGGTCTTCTTGGGACGCTCGTCTCGAATCCACATGTGGACGACGACGAGGTCAAAGACTTCAGCGCAGAACTCATTATCGATGGTCGTGGTGCGGACCTGGAGGCCACGGGCCGCAAGTTGTTCGAGGGTCTTCGCGGGCTGAACAAATATCAGCAGCTACTGACGCTTGATGCGGTCGAGTTGGATAGCTTCAAGCCGTCGGGTCCAAACGCGACCGCGTAAGTCGCTGTGTTTCCCTCGCGCTGATGTCCTGCGCGCGATTCCCATAGCTCCGGAATCTGTGGCCGCGCGAGCTGAAGCTGCTCGGCATGGCACACGCGATCCGCGTCTACGGCTCGATCTCCAAGGTCACCAAGCAGGACGACGGCACCCTCATCGTCGAGGGCATCGCCTCGACTGAGTCCGTCGACTCGCAGGGCGAGGTCGTCAAGGCCGACGCGATGCGCGCGGCGCTGCCCGACTTCATGAAGTTCGCCAACGTCCGCGAGATGCACCAGCCGATCGCCGCCGGCAAGGCGATCGAGTGCACCGTCGACGACGCGGGCGTCACGCACATCAGCGCGCACATCGTCGACAGCGACAGCTGCAAGAAGGTCGAGGCCGGCGTCCTGCAGGGCTTCTCGATCGGCGGCCGCGCCACCAAGCGCTCCAGCGACAACGCCAAGGTGATCGAGGGCCTCAAGCTCTCCGAGATCAGCCTCGTCGACCGCCCGGCCAATCCGGACGCGCTCATCACGCTCTTCAAGATGGACGTGGCCGAGCCCGTCGAGAAGGGCATGTACCAAGTTGCCTGGGCCGCGCACCTGTGCGGCGAGCTGAGCGCGCTCTCCACCGACGCGCAGTTCGAGGCCGACTTCGAGGGTGACTCCTCGCCCGTTCCCGCGCGCATCAAGGCCGTGGTCGCCGAGCTGTGCTCGGTGCTGCGCGACTTGGTCGCGGAGGAGACCGCGGAGCTGGTCGGCGACGCCGGCGAAGAGGTCGACGTGGTCGGCCTCGCGGAGAAGCCGGGCGCGCTCAAGAAGAGCGAGAAGCTCGGCGCCATCGCGCGCGCGTTCATCGCCGCCGCGAAGGGCGAGCCCATCGAGAAGAAGGGCGCGAAGTTCTCGAAGGCCACGGCCGACGCGATCGCCGACATCCACAAGTGCGTGAAGGACGCGCACGAGAAGCTCGGCGCGCTCGGCTACGACAAGGACAGCTCGGACGCCGAGGACGAGAAGAAGGACGACGTCGGCATGGCCGCGCAGGTCGGCGAGCTGCAGAAGCGCGCCGCCGATTCCGAGGCCGCGCTCGCGAAGGCCGAAGAGGCCACCAAGCTCGCCGGCGACGCGCTCAAGAAGGTGCTCGCCGAGAGGGAGGCGCTCACGAAGCGCCTGTCCGCGGCCGAGATCGAGCTGAAGAAGAAAGGCTCGCTCAAGGGCGTCCCGATCTCGAAGAGCGACGACGCCGCGCGCATCGCCGCGGACGCGAAGCCGATCCCGGGCGCGACCGGCGAGGCCGCCGAAGCCGCCTCTCTCCTCAAGGCCGTCCACGCCGCGGGCGGAAACCGAATCCTCTAACCCCCAGCCCTCGGCCTGGCCGGGGACCCAAAGGAGCAACAGATATGGGCGCCGTAATCACCGCAGAAACTCTTGAGCTGGCGAAGGCCGCGCTCGGGACGCCGGACGACAAGATCAGCAAGTCCATCACGCAGGGCTCCGGCCTCGTCGCCTTCAACCTCGAGGCGCCGAGCAAGAAGCTGTTCCCGGTCATCACTCCGCTGCGCAACGCGATCCCTCGCGCGCAGAGCGGGAAGGGCGGCACGGCGGTCAACTGGCGCGCGGTCACCGGCATCAACACCGGCAACCTCGCGGCGGGCGTCTCGGAAGGCAACCGCTCGGGCGTCATCAGCACCGGCACCGCGTCCCTGCTCGCCAGCTACAAGGGGCTCGGCCTCGAAGACAACGTCTCGTTCGAAGCGGGGTACGCCGGCCGCACGTTCGAGGACGTGAAGGCGCTCGCCGTCACGAACCTGCTCCACTCCCTGATGATCCAGGAGGAGCACTGCATCCTCGGCGGCAACGCCTCGCTGATCGCGCTCGGCACCACGCCGACGCCGACCCTTGCGACGGCCACCACGGGCGGCTCGCTCCCGGCGACGACCACCTACTCGATGATCTGCGTCGCGTTGACGCTCGACGGTTTCCTCAACTCCAGCCTGTCGGGCGGCGTGGTCGCGGCCATCTCTCGCACCAACGCGGACTCGACCGTCGACAACTACGGCGGCGGCTCGGGCCAGAAGTCGACGAACGCCACCCTCGCGACCGGCGCGGGCACGACCAACGTCATCAGCGCCACGGTCGCGCTGGTCAAGGGCGCGTTCGCCTACGCTTGGTACTTCGGCGTGGCCGGCTCGGAGCGCCTCGCGGCGATCACCACCATCAACTCGGTGGTCGTGGGCACGGTGCCCTCCACCACGCAGCTCGCCTCGGCGATGCCGGCGTCGGACAACAGCCAGAACGCGCTGCTCTTCGACGGCATCCTCCCGCAGACGATCGGCGCCGGCTCGCTCACCACGTACTCGACGCTCTCGAGCTGCATCATCTTCCAGGGATCGACCGGCGGCCTGGTTACGCAGATGGCGACCGGCACCGCGGGCACGGGCACGCCGCTGACGGCGGACGGCAAGGGTGGTGTCGTCGAGATCGACGCGATGCTCAAGGCGTTCTGGGATCTCTACCGGCTCTCGCCCAGCGTCATCTGGGTGAACAGCCAGGAGGCGCAGAACATCTACATCAAGGTGCTGACTGCGACCACGAGCGGCGCGACCCGCTTCGTCGAGTCGGACCTGGCGGGGATGCGCGGCGGGTCGATGATCCGCTCGTACCTCAACAAGTTCACGATGGGCGGCGCGGCGGAGATCCCGATCAAGATCCACCCGAACATGCCGCCCGGCACGGTGCTGTTCCAGACCGAGAGCCTGCCGTATCCGCTCTCGAACGTCCCGGCCGTCCTCGAGATGGACATCCGGCAGGAGTACTACCAGCTCGAGTGGCAGCTCCGGACGCGCAAGTACGAGTACGGCGTCTACGTGGACGAGGTGCTCAAGCACTACTTCCCGTCGGCGTTCGGCATCATCACCAACATCGCGAACGGCTAGTTCAGCGCTCGCGCGCAGGAGCCCGGCCGACTGCACCGGGCTCCTGCCTCCCTCGGAGCATCCTCATGGTTCGCCTCTTTGCTCGGCACCTCCACGCGATCAGCCACGCCGGCCGCACCATCACGGCGGCTGTGGATGGCGCGTTCGAAGTGCCCGACGAGCATGCGGCCGAGCTCGCGGCCGCGTTCGGCATGAGCAAGGCGCCGCCCGGGCCGACCGAGATCGACCAGCTGCGCGCGCGCATTGCTGAGCTGGAGAGCGTGATCGAGACGGGCAAGGCGACCAACGAGCGCCAGGCTGCCCGCATCGCCGAGCTGGAAGCGCAGCCGGCCGAGGGCAAGAAGAAGCGCGGAGGCTAGCCAATGGCCGCGAGCGACTTGACGACGGTTGCCGCGGTGGAGGCCTGGGGAGGCATTCCCTCTGGCTCCGGCGATGCGATCGTGCAGTCGCTCATCACCGCGGTGAGCGCGTGGATCTCGAGCTACTGCGCGCGCAGCTTCGTCGGCGTGACCGCGTACAGTGAGATCCGCAACGGCAACGGCCAGCAGGAGATGTACCTCGCCGAGGCGCCGGTGCAGGCGATCACCTCGCTGACCATCGGCTCCACGGTCATCCCCGTGCAGCCGGCAATCAACCAAGCCGGCTACTTCCTGATCCCGTCGTCCGATGCTGTTGGGTGCACGCAGCTCGCGCTCTACGGATACGAGTTCTGCCGGGGGCGTCGGAACATCTTCATCAGTTACACAGCGGGTTGGTCGTCGATCCCGCTCGAGATCACGCAGGCCTGCAACGAGCTCGTGGTCAGCGCCTATCGGCGCGGCGCGCGCGGGCCTGATCTGCGCAGCCAGGTCATTGATGCGCAAACGATCAGCTTCGACCTCAAGGCCATGCCAGTGACGGCGGCGGCGATGCTGAACAAGTACCGGAAGATCGTGCCGCTGTGAGCGTGCTTGTGCTCTCCGGCCAGGTTGTCGGCGCAGAGAGTGTCGCGCTGAAGCTCCG